TTTTGAAAGATGGATACGATTTACATTTGGTCCGTTCTTTTTTGGATTTTATACATATAAAAATGAAAATCCAGTTAATGTCTGTAAGAATAAAAAAAGTTTCTTTTATGGATATGATTTGAGTTGACAATTTAACCCCGATGGAAGCCTGAGTTATGATAACTGTGGATTCAGCAACGCGATTGAAAATTATTAAAGGTGATGGAGGTTATATCGTTCATCATTATTCAAAAGTATTCTCCGAGCATAAATGTTATACGAAAATATTGGTGGATTTTAGGGAATTAGTTATGTATCTGAATCAAACATTTGAGGAAGGTAAAGCAATTAATATTTATGATACTCATGAAAAATAAACTAAGAATTTAACCCCGATGGGAGCGCGACCCAAGGGGTAAAAGCCAACAACTTAAAGCCCGTTCCTGTGCACAGGCAGGAGCGGGTTTTTTGTTGGCACAAACTGAAGGAGGACAATCATGCCAGATGACCCTCAAGATTGGAAGGAAAATTTAGCGGAAGATTTGAGATCCCATCCCGTTTTCGAGAAATTCAAGCTCGGAGAAGGCGAGGCCCTTGTTGGAGTTCCGCCAACTCTTCTTAAGAGCCATGCAGAGCAGCAGAAACTTATAGGTCGAGACAAGATTCCTCTACCCCCGGAGGGCGCAACCGATGAGGATTGGAATGAAGTATGGTCCCGACTCGGAAGGCCGGAAAAACCAGAAGAATATGAACTTAAACCGCCGGAAGATTTGCCTGAACAGGTCCAGGTATCGGATGAACTCATCACAGAATATAAGGGAATTGCCCATAAGCTCGGCATCCTTCCCAAACAGGCACAGGAGCTTTTAACTTGGTATCTGGGGGCCAATGCAAGACAGATGGAAGACCTCGATAACCAGGGCAAGGAACATCAAAAACAAACCGAAGCCGCTTTAAGGAAGGAATGGGGCAGGGCCTATGATGAAAAGGTGGAGGCTTCGGCCAATACTTTCGCCCATCTAGCAAGTCAGATGGGTGAGGAAAAGCATGAGCAGTTGATAAACCTCATGGACGATACCGGAATAGGCAATCATCCTTTGATGATCAGCTTTTTCGCCAAGATCGGGGAACTGGTCGGGGAGGACGTAATAAGCGGAAAGGGCAGGACGACTTTTGCTCTTACGCCTGAGCAAGCCAAGGCTGAAATCGCAAAGATTTACGGAGACAAGGATCATCCCTATCATCATCCTGAAAACGCTGAACATCAGGCCGCAGTTGATAGGATGAACCAATTAACCGAGATGGAAATTGCCGCAGAATCGGCAAAATAACAAGGGATAACCAGCAATGGTCCCGAATTTGGCTTTAACCGGACAACCCTTCTAAGGGCCCAATAATTTAGCTCCGGGCCCGCTCATCGCAGCGGACAACCCAACCAGGAAAAATTCAGGGAGGTCCAAAACGATGAGCGATCAAATCACCACTGCGATGGTCAAGCAGTACGAGCGAAACGTCGATTTCCTCGTACAGCAAAAAGGGTCGAGACTTCGCCCGTGTGTCAGAGTTGAAACGGGCGTTATCGGCAAACACGCCTATTACGATCAGATAGGTCAAACCGATGCACAACTCAAAGCCTCACGCCACGGCGATACTCCACTGATTCCGACTCCCCACGAAAGACGGCGAGTAACGATGTATGACTATGAGTGGGCGGATCTCATTGATGAAGCGGATGAGCTGAAAATCCTCATTGAACCCCGTAACAAGTATGCCATGAACGCGAAATGGGCTATGCAGCGAGGCATGGATGCTCGGATCATAGCTGAAGTTTTCGCCACGGCATACACGGGGGAAGAGGGCGGAACGGCTGTTACCTGGGCAAGCGTTCAGGCGACTCAACGAATTGTCAATGGAGGTACGGGCCTGACTCTTTCCAAGTTGAGGACCGCAAAGGAAATTTTGGACGATGCCGAGGTTGACGACGAAGAGCCGCGATTTATGGCTGTGACTCCGAAACAAGTAACGAACCTTCTGGAAACCACTGAAGCTACCTCGACCGATTACGCTACTGTCAAGGCATTGGTCCAGGGCGAGATCAACACCTTCATGGGCTTCAACTTTATCCGGCTTGCTAGAAAACGGCTCAATCTGACTGATGCAAGCGGCTATCGTCGATGTTTTGCCTGGGCTCAAAACGGGATCTTGCTTGCAGAAGCCCAAGGCATCAAGGGGCGAATCACCGAGAGGGCCGACAAGTCCTATTCCACTCAGGTTTTTAACTCAATGAGCATCGGAGCAACGAGGATGGAAGAGGAAAAAGTCGTTGAGATCGTTTGTGTTGAAGCGTAATTAACGCGCGGCTAACTTACCAGCTTATTCCAGTGGCTAGTTTACCGCCTTAACCAGGAGGATTGAACAATGGGAGACAATATTCTTATACCACCTCAAGAGTTTATGTCGAATGTCTCAGGCATTCCATACCAGGGGATCTACGAGCAGAGTCTACAACAGAAATACGAAATCGGCGCAAGGTGGGCTTTGAATGACGGAAGCGACCGGATTTTTCGTTACTGCAAATGCGGAGCTACAATGAACATGAGGAATCGGGGAGCTGCCAATGCAAATCAGCAGATTGAGGGAACCGCACTCAGTAACTTAACTGCTGGCGTTACAACCTATCTTGATCTGCCCCCCGCTCATGCCGATGATGAAACCGTGACCCATACCGCCAAAGATATTTATAAAGGTGGATTTGTTTGGGTCATGGGTAGTGGCGGAGATCCGGCTCTTCATCAATTTTTGCGGATCACTCATAATGACGCTTCAAATGGAACCTACGTCCGGGCATATTTGGAGCAGAAACCGTTAAGTACAATAGCTACGCCTTGGATTACCGCATATCCCAACATCTACAGCAACGTCCAATGTACCTACAACACGATGCCAGATCCCCTCGCAACAGTTGTTTGCGTTCCGCTCATTGCTGTGACTGCAAACCATTACTTTTGGGGTCAAACCTGGGGGCCGGTGTGGATCACTGCATATAGCGTGACACCAGGAGCGGCAGGTGCTCATCGAGATGTGTACTGGCGATATGGAACGATCTTTCTCGCTCATGAGGCTGAAGCAGTTGGAACATATTCACCCCAGAGAGCAGGATATATTCTGCCCTACACGGCAACCACCGGGGATATGTGTGTATATCTCCAAATGGCTCCGTAACCAAAAACAGGGGAGGGCTTCGGCTCTCCCCCCTATTAAATCAGGAGGAAACAATTATGGGTTATCCAGGGGGAAAGATTCCAAAGGGTTCAAAGAATGATCCCGAAAAGGATATGGAAAAGGAAAAAACCAAAAAAGAAGGATAAGGGCGAGGGGAGGGGGCAACCCCTCCCTATCTTGGAGGCTTTATGTCAAACGGAACGAAGCCGATAGGGAAGGATTTCAAAATCAAGCCCAAGTTTCCGAGCGTGACCGTGAGCTTTGATGGCGAAAAAATCCTCGTCGAATACAAAAACGCCAATTGGGAAACAGCCGTTAATCTCCTTGTTGATGGTTTGCAAATGGCCCGATTCAAAGAGAACGAAGCCAAAAAAAAGAACCAAAGTCCAATAATTACCGCTCCAGGTGGGCTTTATATTCCAAGGGGATCATAAAATGGCCGGAAAAATCGATATCATAAATTTCGCTCTGAGGATTTTGGGTCAAGCACCGATCACAGCGATAACCGATGATTGCGAAGCCGCGCGAATAGCTGATGATGTATGGGACATCTGCGTTGACGATGTGCTTGCCGACCACAACTGGAATTTCGGCACTTTCAGGGCTTCGCTCGCCGAAGATGCAAACAGTCCTGAATTCGGCTATTCCAATCAATTCACGTTGCCGACGAATCCCTATTGCCTCCGAGTAATTCAGATGGAGGATATCAACAGCGAGTATAAAGTCGAGGGAAGGCTTTTGCTGACCGATGAGGGAGAAGCGAAAATCATCTATATCGGCAGGGTAACGGACACGACTAAATTTTCTCCAAAGTTCATTTCGGCCCTTGCCGCCAAACTTGCTTCTGAGATGGCATACCCGCTCCTTCAGAGCATTACAAAGAAGAAGCTGGCAATGGAGGATTATAGAATGAAGCTCGTTGACGCACGGGCGGTTGACGGCATGGAGGGATCAGTTGACAAAATCGAAGCAGAAGAATGGATTAACGCGCGGGAATAATATCGAAATCTGCTCGGTTTGCCTTACCAAATATAACAAGAAAAGGAATAAGACTTGTCCCGTTTGCAATCATGCAGGGAAATATTGTCTTTGCCCTGAGTGTCATTTGAAATACAGGAGCCACGATGCCGAGAGCGACACCGATGTTGACTAATTTCACGGCGGGCGAGATTTCACCAAGGCTTGCCGGAAGGATTGATCTCGCCAAGTATTACAACGGCTGCAAGACCCTTGAGAACATGATTATTCATCCTCACGGGGGAGCGTCGAGAAGGCCAGGAACTTACTATGTGGCCGAGGTGAAAAATTCGGCTAAAAAAGTCCGCCTTGTTCCTTTCGAGTTTTCCGCTATTCAGGCTTACATCCTCGAATTCGGGGATCAATATATTCGGTTCTACATGAACAACGGCCAGATTCAGGAAGTTGATTCCTACACGAAATTGCTTCTTCATTGCGATGGATTGGATGCAAGCCAGATTTTCACCGATGATGGATATACGGGGCATACAGTTACGGCACATGAATATGCTCAGGTAGATACTGATTATAAGAAATTTGGTACAGGATCTGGTCTTTTTGAAAACGTGACTGATAAACTGACGCTTCCAAGTCATGCTGATTGGAATTTAGGTTCGGGAAGGTTTACTCTCGAATGCTGGAAAAGATGGCATAGTTATCCGCTTACAACTAATTGGGTTTCTCATTTATTCAGAAGATACCATGATGTTGATAATTATTGGCAACTTTTCTTTAAGCATCAGGCTAGCCCAGTCAAGAATGTATTCATTTTCCAGATTGTAGATACCGGAGTACAAACGTTATATCACGAATTTGATGCATCTTTATTCCCAGTAACTGACCAGGATTACCATATAGCACTTATCAGAGGATGGGGAGACAACGATAATGTTTTCTCATTGTGTATCAACGGAGTATCTATAGGCACAGTAACCGATGCTGATTCAATACCTGATATGACTGATGAGTTAGATATTGCTGATGTAAAGACAGCCAACGTAAAATTTCGCATGGATGAAATCAGAATATCAAAAGGAATCGCTCGATGGACCGCAAACTTTTCACCGCCTTCCGTGGAATATCCCCTTTCAGGCGGTGCTTCTGCTTATGAGATTACAACTCCTTATTTAGAAAGCGAACTTCCCGCTCTCAAATTCGCTCAATCCGCTGATATTCTCTATATCACCCATCCCGACCATCATCCAAGAAAATTGAGCAGGACGGGTCATACCGATTGGTCATTGATGGAGGTTGATTTTAAGGACGGGCCTTATGAAGAAGAGGTAACGGCGGTTATTACTTCATCGGCAGTTTCTGGGCAAACAACCCTGGCTCTTTCGGGCAATGGGAGCACGGGCATTTTCTATGACAATGAAGTAGCGGCTTTTACAGCGGGCCAAGTTTTGACGGGAGTTACCTCGGGGGCAACGGCAAAAATAATGGTTGCAAACGATTGGGGAGCAAATGGCTTTTTGATTCTGGGAGCGGTAAGCGGGGTTTTTCAAGATAACGAGCAGCTTACGGACCCCCTTGGAGGAGATGCCCTGGCAAACGGTACAGTAGCGGGTGGATATTTAACCTATGACACCGAGGCCGGAGGCCCGTTTCAGGTTGAGGAGATCGTAAATGGTGAAACTTCGGGGGCCAGGGGAATTATTAGGGGCTTGCAGGACGATGGTGTTACCGGAAAAATTCTCATCGAGAAAATTGTCAGCACCGCACTTTTTATTGTAGGAGAAGCAATAACGGGGGAAACTT